TGTTTTTTTTTTTTTCAAGCAGAAGACGGCATACGAGATCATGCCTAGTCTCGTGGGCTCGGAGATGTGTATAAGAGACAGGTTCTAGAGAAGGAGATATTGTCCTCGATCCTTTTACTGGTTCGGGCACAACTGGTATATCGGCTAAACTGCTAAATCGTAAGTTTATCGGCACAGAAATGAGCAAGGAATACTGTAATATAGCAAAGGCACGAATAAAGGGTTGGTCAAAATGACATTATTGATTGTGGTTGTTTTACTTTTACTAATAGGTTATGGAATAGTTAAATTACTAAATTGGTGAGGTGAGAATGTCCATATACTGCACAAAATGTCCCCTACATTTAACGAGCTTCAGCAATGATAAGAAGCACAAGGTAATCTGCCTTTCTGGTAATGGTTCTAAATCTGCGAAAATTATGTTAATTGGCGAGGCTCCAGGTAGCGACGAAATCGCCAGTAATAAACCATTTGTCGGTAAGGCTGGTCAGGAATTGGATAAATGTTTAAAAGAGGCGGGTATAGATAGGGCTTCTATATATATTACCAATGCAGTAAAATGTCGCCCAATCAATAATCAGGACCCAAATACTAAAGAGATGAAAGCCTGCCGAGAATTTTTGGTAAACGAGATAAATACTATCAAACCCAATGTTATCGGGCTTATGGGTAATATAGCGATGAAACAGGTTTTACACAAAACTGGCTCCTTAAAGTATCAAGGCCAACCATTCTGGAGTGACGAGTTTCAAGTTACTTGTATCCCACTAATTCATCCCAGCTATATTATTAGAAATCAGGACAATAGGGATATTAGGGAAAAATTTATTAATGCCCTTGAATTTGTGAAAGAAGCCAGCAAAACTAAAAATCCGATTAAGCGGAAAGTTTCACCAGTTAAATATTTTATTTGTGATAATATGAAACGAGTTAGGTTATTATTTGCAAAATTACAGCAAGTCAAAGAGGTATCAATAGATACAGAATCTACCTGTTTGCGCCCTTACAATGGCAAATTGCTTTGTATATCTTTTTCTTGGAAAAATAATACAGCAATAGTATTACCTATATTAGATAAAAATATGAAGCGGTGTTGGAATAATGAGCAATATAGTTGGATATTGAAAAAGTTTAGCGAGTTTACTTCTCGTAAAGGTGTCAAAAAGATATTCCAAAATGGTAAGCACGATATACAATGGTTTAAATATCATTTAGGTATTGGGGTAGGAATTAATTTTGATACTCAATTAGCTCATTATGTATTAAATCAATCGGCTCAACGGTCAAGTCACGGATTGAAAGAAATGGCTTGGGTATACACAGATATGGGTAACTACGCTGAAAATATAGATGCGAGTAAATTCGGTGACCCCAAATATGTTAAAGAACATTATGACAATATATTACAATATGCTTGTGCCGATGCTGATTGCACCTTTAGAATTTATCGTAAATTATTGCCTCAGATTAAAAAAGAGAAAATGGAATTTGTTTTATATAAAATAATGTTGCCACAATCTACTGTATTAGCAAGTATTGAATTAAATGGTGTCCAAATTGACCGACCAAAATTAGAGCAACTAAAAGTTAAATATGGCAATGATTTAAAAGAAACCGAGACTAAATTATATGATATTCCAGAGATTAAATCTGTTACCAATAAACAATATAAAGTGGCAGTAGATAGGCAGAAAAAGAAATATCAAGATTCAAAAATAATAAGGAAACGATGTTCGTTGAAAGAATATCTGGATAAAGTTGAGAAGCCAAAGTTTAATTTTAATTCACATCAACAGTTAGCAGACTTACTTTATAGGGCTTTGAAAATGCCTAAACCAGAAAAAACTAAAAAAGGAACAGCTCTTTCCACTGATAAAAAGACGCTGGAAAAATTAAAAGACAAACATCCAATTATAAAGTTAATACTTGAATATAAAAAATTGACCAAGATGTATAACACCTATATCTGCCCGACACTTGAGGGTTTAGATGAAAACGATAGGATACATACCGAGTATAATCAGCATATAACAGCCACAGGTCGATTAAGTTCCAGTAAGCCTAATTTACAGAATGTCCCGAAAGAATATGGTAAAGATTTTAGAGATTGTTTTATTGCAAAAGAGGGATGTAAATTATTGAGTGCGGATAGCAAACAAATCGAGTTTAGAGTTCTTGCACATTTATCTGCTGACCAAAGAATGATTTCTGATATTAAAAGTGGTAAAGATATTCATACTATCACTGCCACGAGACTATATAGAGTCAAAGAAGAAAATGTTACTAAAGAACAACGTGATAAAAGCAAGCCTTTTGTTTTTGGTGTGCCTTATGGTCGTGGTGCAAAGGCAATTTCTGAACAATATGGGATAACAATTGAAGAAGCAGAAGAACAGTTAAGATATTTTAATCAGGTTTATCCGAGAGCATCGAGATGGAATAAAGCAGCGATAGTGGGTGCAAGAAAACATAGATATGTGAAAAATTGGTTCGGTAGAAAGAGGGTTTTACCATTTATAAATGATAGGAATAATGAACTACGAGAGAAGGAAGAAAGAAAAGTAGTAGCTACTGCTGTCCAAGGTTCAGCGTCGGACATTATCGGACTACAAATGATTGAGGTATATAAACGATTAAAAAAACTAAATAGCAAATCTAAAATTGTATTGACTATTCACGATAGCATAGTTCTTGAAGTCCCAAATAATGAAATTGATACTGTTTCCCAAATAGTGAGAGAAGAAATGTCAAAAGCACCAGAAAATTTTAAAGTCCCATTAGATGTGGATACTAAAATCGGTGAACGATGGGGTTCGTTGGTTGAACCCGATAAATTTGAGGAGGATTAAAATGGGAATGTTTGACAGTTATATGATTTCTCAAAATTTTAAATGTCCGAATTGTGGACTTGAATTTAATAAAGAACAAGATTTTCAGTCTAAAGAGTTAGAATGTTGTTTGTCAGTTTATCAATTAGGCGATATTATTGACCCAAACCGAAGGCGTGTAGATTTCTATGGTTATTGTGATAACCATTATAATAGACATGATTATGATAAGCCAAAAAATAAAGATGGAGAATACCCTATTATAAAAGCAAGTTGTAAAGAGGGTCATTTTAATTGTGAAGTTACCATTAATGAAAAAGGGATTGCCATAAAAGAGAAAGTTACGATGCATGATAAAAAAAGAGGCGAAGATATTCTTATTTATATAAAAGAGATTTATCCAAAAGGAGGAATAAGATGAGTTGGAGCCAAAATTACAGTATCGAAAGATTAATAGATTTTGCTTATGGATTTTATAGTGGGGACTATAATAGTTTTATACAAGAAGTTTTTGAAAAGATTTTGGGCAGAAAAGTAGTGAAAATAGAGGAGATAGTTCTTGTTGACGATCCTTGGTATGGTGATAGAAAAGGTAAGAGGATTACTTTTGCCGATGGGACTGTTTATATTCACAAGTTAATTGAACGATATACTTCTGGTGGTAATTATGGCTGTGATACATATAGGCTGGTTAAAGAGAGTGAAGAAGTTAAGGTAAAAGAGATAAACGAGAATTAAAGGAGGCTTAAGATGGAAGAAACTGCTACAGTAAATCAAGAGATACAACCATTAACTATTGAACAAATAAATGAAGTAGCTGGATTACACAAATATGATAGACCTAAGTTACCTGAATATAAACCAAACCTATTTGAGAAGATTATGAACAAGTTAGGTTGGTATAGAAAAACGACAGTTTATCTGCTTTCAGAAAGACATCTTTTGAATTAGGCAAATACTTTTAAATATGAAAATAGAAATAAAAAGTTGGGAGGTATGTGATGAAGATAACAAAAGTGGTTCGGGGGTTCGGGAAAACGGTCAATCTGGGCAACTATGAAACAGCTAAGTTTCACGCCTCATTAGAAGCCGAAGTCGTTGATGGTGATGATGTTAAGAAGGTTTCCAAATTGCTTCAAAATGGTGTGCAAAAACTGGTTGCCGAAGATATTAAAAAATATCAGGGATAACCTTGTTTATAACCGACTTTATGTGGTATACTGTTAATAGGAGATAAAATGGATATAAGATATAGTGCTGAGTATCCTTTTGGAGATAATTATCCACCTGGGATGTCTGAAATGGATTATAGGTATGTAGGAGAGATGCCTGCTTATCATTGCAAAAAATGTAATAGGTGGCTTTGGAGACCCTGTAAAAATTGCAAAAATTCAGAAGATTGTTTTTGTGATGGCTTCTATAAAAATATAAATTCAACCAAAGAAGACCTTTAAAAAGGAAGAATAGTATGAATAAATATTTAGTTATATTAGATTTACCAACTGGTATGGCTCAATTATCTAATGTGGCAATTATTTTGGCAGATAGTTATAATGAAGCTAAAGATAAATTTATTAAATATCAAAGCCTATCAGTAGATACAAAATTAGACTTATATGTTTATGAATTAGATAAGATAGCACCAGATTGGTATTATTTTACATAATAGGAGATAAGATGGATTATATTATTGAAGAACAACCAATGCGTTGTGGTAGTTATGAGGCAGAAATAAGAAAATACAAAAAGGTAATTGGGAAATCTGGTAGGGTATATTTATACGCTATTCAAGATAATCCTGCCGATAATATTTATGTATCTGGCGATAAAAATTCTGATGGTTTTGGTGGAAGAACACTATCTTTTACTTTGGAAAATGGGACAATAGAAGAATTAAGAGGGCCTTGGCAGACTAATTCTGATGACTTATATAATAATACGGGGGTTGATTTGAGAGGCAAACATTTAACCTTTGTGGTAATAGGTAAAGATAGAAAGAGTATTCAAACAAAACAAGGATATGTTACAAAAATGATTGATATATTATATAAAGATGATAAACCGATAATTGGTAAATTTGAAAGAGGAAAAATTATCGCCCAAAAATTAGCAAACAAATTAAAGCAAACAATATATTGTTATAGTCAATCACAGGGAGGAAGTAGTAATTCTCCAATAGAACCAAAGGAGGAATAAAATGGATAAAGAAAAAGTTTTAAAATTAATTAAACAGTATGAAGATTTGAAACGACAATTTAAAGAATTAGAACCAACATTAATAGAAACTTTAACTGAGATTGGTATTGGTAAGCACTT